GTGAGTCTGAACATCAGTATATGCCTAGAACTAGGAGAAAAGACATTGGGAATAATGCTCATATCGATTCGGAAACGACCGATCATAAGCTTATTCACGAACCTGCAGTTGGAAGTAGTCCGCCACATTGGTATTGGACTACGACCCCGCATCCTACCCTTCTAAATGGCAACGCCGCCGATGCCTACTTTGGCATTATGGTAGACGAAGTCACGAAGGGCAAGTGGAAATATAATGACTGTACGAACGATTCCTTTCACGGGGACTACAAGTATGTAGCTCCCGGTGGAGGTGTTTTCGGCGTCAGTTATTATAACACTTGGTGCGATCCGGAGCTGAATGCCGGCAGTGATGCCTACATTCGTGCTAACCGCAGTGTCTGCGAGGCGATGCGCAGCGCTTTACAGCGAAATGCGCCTCGTCCCGCGTCAGTGACACAGCTTGAACAGCTGTTCCTGTCTCCTCAGTTGCCAAGAAAGGTACAGATCGACAGGGACCCGTTTGATACGGACTTCTCGATCTGGTACCTATTGGTAGACATCGTTCAGTTCTGGAAATCTTTTCGTAAGATTACCGGACACCGCGCGTTGCGAGGTCGTGAACACTACTTTTCTGAAAAGCGCCTTGTGCGCATAAAGAATCGTAGGAAACACTTCAGCGAATTTCGCGATCCTAACTCCCTAAGGGAGAAGACCGCAAAAGAAATCGCTAACTCGCACCTAGGCACTCAGTTTGGGATTATCCCTCTGATTGCCGATATTGCGGATACTATTAACGTCATTAGAACATGGCGTGAAAAGTATGACGATGCGAAAACAATCCTGAGCAAACGATACAAACGGCACCAGCCTAAAGTATCGCTACAAGGGTTGTTTCCGAATTGGGAGGAGTACGTTGAATTCAACGTGCCCTTCACCAATTCGCTCTATCCGATGGGTGGGATTGTCAAATCCAACACCCATTCGGAGTGGCATGGCATGGCCCTTTACGGGTTCGATGCCCCTGAGTTCTCGGGCTTTATCACCAGGCTGGCTCAGCTTGTTGATAGCTTCGGAATATTAGATCCTCAAGCCATCTGGGACGCGGTACCATTCAGCTTTGTAGTTGATTGGTTTTTCACGACCCAGCAGTGGATGAAGAAATATAAGCCGAAGTTGTTCCCGGCCATGGCTAGGTTGTATGATTACTTGGAGTCAATCCAGGCGACCACCATACTTAGCTATAAAGTCACGAAAGCTTGGTATACGCCCACTTATATAAGTGGGCCTTCCAGGCCAGTGGCTTATCCGTTTCAGGGCTATATTGGCTCTGAGACGTTCAAGGCCTACGCAAGGCACAGGTTTCAACCTGATCTTGCGGCGGTCGAAGTCGTATCTGGTCTGCACCTAAAAAGGAACAGAAACGCGGCTGTCGATATAAATAGGACTGCTATTGCATCCTCTTTAATCGCTCAGCGGTTACCCAGATGAACTACCGCGGTAACGCGGTCAACACTAACCTTAACGCAGAAAGAGACCAGAATGCTATCTGATCCCTTAACGGTCAAGGTTCCGTCGCTGGTTGGAGCTTCAACGCTCACAATCCTCGACACGCTGACGTTCGCACGTCTGCTGGAGCACGGTGGCGGTTCCCTGTATAAGGGGACCGCGAGTGCAACTGATCAGTTCACTCGCACGGCTACGGTCCGGCATTCTCGTTCTAACGAGAACAAGCCGGTCGCAACCAATCGCCTCCTCGTTCGCGTGGATGCCAATGGCATCTTCGCGGACGGCAAACCGGCCCTTGCCTCAGCCTATTTGGTGTGCATTATCCCTGAACAGGATATGTACGCCAATCAGGCGGCTGTCACCTCGGGTGACGTATTCACATGGAATGCGCACCTGGGTGCTCTCCTTGGCTTCTTCGCGGTTAACTCCGCGGATTCCAAGTTGAACACAGCCATTCTCGATCGCCTCGTGGCGGGAGAGAGTTAGGGCGAGCTGGTGATCGTCTTGGGGTTGTTGTGTATTCTGGCTTGGAGGTCTCCCTTATGGAAAACCTGAAAAGCCAAGAGATGTATATCTCTCTGACTGCACAGCTACTCCTTGACATAGCTCAAGGCTATCCTGAAGTTCATGAGTCTCGTAGATGCGTGAAAGTTTTTCACGCTCGCTGCGAGAAAGAGGGGATTTCGTTTATAACGAAGTCCCTTCCTAGGCTAGGCAAAGCAATTGACTTAGCTTTGCATAGTGACACTCCTCTACTCGTTCGAGGCTTCTCTTTGAGGCCAGGAACGTCAATTCCCCGATTTCTCGGGTGGTTGATAGAGCGTGTCTTCATGAATGACGGGAATGTCAGGAATAATCCTGACATAACCGCCTTGAAGCACCTTCGGTGCATCTTGTACTTTGCGTACAAGTTGAAACTGCCATATGATTCGAAAACGCAAAATCGCGTCATCGAATCGTTTGTCTCAGTCCAGGAGGAACTATCAAACATCAAGTTTGATGATTCCCTCCTTCCAATCATCCATAATGCGCGGGCTTTTATTAGCCGCCTCATGGACGGGCTTGATGTTAGGGATATTCTTCCCCGACATGGCCCTGGAACTGTTGCAACGGGGGAGAAACCTGGAGAGAAGTCTAACTTCTCCCGGATATACTCCCATACCGAACGAACGTACCCCTTTACGGAGTACTTCGTCCTTGGATTAAACCAAGTTGCAGATCAGCTTGATTGGATACAGTCCCTGAAGGTCATGGAACACGGCACAGCGAAAGTTGTGCTAGTACCAAAGGACTCTCGGGGACCTAGGCTCATATCGAAAGAACCACTGGAACTCCAGTGGATTCAGCAAGGTCTCCGACGTGCGTTATACGCACATTTGGAGAGCCACCCGTTGACGAAAGGATTCGTAAATTTTACGGACCAATCGATCAATAGGAGGCTAGCCCTCGCTGGATCACGTACCCAAAAGTACGTGACTCTCGATATGAAGGATGCAAGCGACCGCGTGACCCTGCAGTTAGTGGAAACACTATTTGCAGGTACGGCACTCCTTGAAGCCTTATTGGCTTCGAGGAGTGCTTTCACGCAGTTGCCTGATGGCAGAACAGTGCGTTTGAGCACGTTCGCTCCCATGGGTTCAGCAGTTTGCTTTCCCATAGAGGCGTTGTGCTTCTACGCTCTGGCCGTTAGTGTGCTGCATGTACATGGACGTTCGGATATAAGAAATAAACCGGACGTATATGTATATGGTGATGACATCATAGTAAGGCGCGAAGACTTTGCGCTCTTACTGCAGTACTTCCCTCAATTTGGACTTAAGTTCAATGAGGATAAGTGCTGCGTGTCGGGATTCTTTCGAGAATCCTGCGGGTGCGACGCCTACAAAGGCGTCGATGTCACACCCGTTCGCTTGCGGAACACGTGGTCTCATCAGAGTAGAGAAGCCGAGGAGCTCGTATCCTATGTAGAGTTGTCAAACTCTCTTTGGAAACGTGGCTACTGGCTCGCAGCTACCTATATCAAGGATATGGTTGAAGCCCGTTACGGGCGACTTCCATATACCAGGGACTTGTTCACCTACCGCGACCTCGCCGGTCGCTTAAGGGTTGAAGGGTCCCCCCTGATTGGGTGGTATCGTGAGCACGTGCACCAGTTAGCTGGGAATCGCCGGCTGAAGAAAAGGTTTAATCCAAATCTTCATCGGATCGAATACCACAGCTGGACCATTCGCCCTGTACGTAAAACGTACAGAGTAGATGGTTGGCGAGAGTGCCTCCGGATCATAACGACCGGAAGCACAGGTGCCAAGCTCGGCGACTACGCGCTGCCCCACCGCGTTTGTTTACGGAGGGGCTGGGCATCGGCCTGATCAGCCGATGTGTGATGAAGGAGCGGTGTAAAATCCGACCTTCTATCCCGCTACGAACGTAGCGCTATAGCTTGTTGATCATTCCCAAGAGAAAGGAGCCATATGGCTACTAAAACTAAGAACGGGTTGATTCCCGTCCCTAGTCCCTCCAGGAATGGCAACGCGTCTGCGAAATCTAACATGAGCCCGGCTTTTAGCCAGACTCTGTTGCTTTCGCACGCAATTCGAGCGGACGAGGTTACGAAGGACGACTTTTACGTCACCCTTCGAGCCTTGTGCTCGGATTACGCGTTGCGATATGGAAGCGCCCTGCTGAGGGACTTCCATGCTCTGGTTAAGGAATAAGGCACCGCGAAAGCGGCCCATATATCCTGTTCCCTTCGTTTAGGTGTTTAAGTGAGAGCCACTCAAGGCTCTCCACCTGCTGCTCCCCTGTGGGGAGGACGATGGACCAGAGGGCAATGTTAGGTTACTGTCGTGAGACAGGAACGCAGGCATTGGCTATGGCGTATGCCTTTTAGAAGTTCCCGGTCTGGTGATCGG